ATGGCAGCGAAAAACAAACAGATCAAAAAAATCATCAGTTGGGTAGTCGGACTACCAGCCGCAATAATCGCAATGAGCGAGCCAACAGACTTGCGCCTCTGGTGGGTGCAGTTCGCAGCAATTGCGGTGCTGGCAATCGTGCTGTTTGTGAACGGTGCGTTCGACGAAGCTATACAAGAATTAAAATCGCGAAAGGAGATTTGGCGATGAAGATACACGTAAACATGATGCCGTCACCAGTTCAGCTGGTGCCGGTGCATAAGCGCGAGCCTCTCGACAAGGTGATTGACAGTCTGCGCGAGTTGGATGACCACGACTTCGACAAGTCGGTCAAAGCAGCGAAGTGGCTGCGGATTTTCGACAAAGGAATGAAGTGGATTGAGGGCAAGTTTTATGGACGAAAATAGTTTGTTGGAAAAACTGGAAAACCTAATCGATCCGACATTTCTCGATCGTGCTTTGGCGGGGGAGGCGTAAGTGGCAGACGCTTACTATAGCCGACCAGAGTGGTCATATTCGTCAATGAAATTGATTCTCGACCACGGCATCGATTATGCGGTCGCCGCTAAACGTGGAGACCTACCAGACCTAGACAGCAAAGCTATCGACTTAGGGCAGCTGGTTCACATGCTGATACTCGGCGGCGAGGATCAATTCGCCATCAGTCCGTTTGAGAACTTCTACTCGAAAGAATCAAAGGCGTGGCGTAACGAACAGAAAGCCGCTGGCAAACACATTATCACTCTAGGCATGTTCAAAGCCGCTGATCAGATTTTGAAAAATATCGAGAATCACCCGTTGGCGAAGCAATACATTTTTGCTAAGGGTGCGACATTCGAGCATGAGATGTATGCTCGCACCGCCGATGGCGTAGACATGAGAGGCAAAGCGGACGTACTGATTCGCACTAATGAATCGGCCATGATAACCGATCTGAAAACTACCGCAAAGTTCGACAAGTTTTTCAAAACTGCGCAGTCAATGCACTACGATTTACAGTCAGCAGTTTACACGCTGGTGACGGCGTCAAGCCTAGAGTTAGACCCGGCGCTAGTCAAGTTTGCCTACTGTGTGGTTGAGTCCGTCGCACCATACCGCGTGCAATTCATGATTGCCGGCATCGACTTTGTTGAAGCCGGCGAACGCAAGCTGCGTACGTGTGTTGACGAAATCATAAAGTTTGGCGACAGCGAGCCGAATTTCCTCATCGAGGAGGTGAGGGAGCTGGGCGACTGGAGCCTGTAAAAGAAAGGAGAATATGAAAGTCTTTAATAGTTTAGACCCGACCGAAAAACCATCAATTCTGATGGTTGTGTACGGCGAGGGCGGTGTTGGTAAAACAACGTTTGCAGCCACCGCCCCACGACCGATTATCGCTGACTGCGAGAACGGTAGCAAATACTTCGGACTTCGCGGCATTGCAGCCGACGTGGCGCTGATCGAAAAATGGGACGATATGCAGGAGTTTATGCAGATCGCACTCACTGACAACTACGACACGGTGATCATCGATCCAATCGGTGAGTTGATGGAGAAGTTGATCGCCTACATGCGAAATAGAGCCGACAGCAAACTGGTCCAGCGTGACGGCAACCCGACCATGGCTGGCTGGGGCTGGCTGAAATCGACCATGCGAAACTTTCTGAAAACCATGCGCGATAGCGGCAAGCACATCGTTATCGTAGCTCATGTTCAAGAGAAAGATGACGACGGACGTGTCATTAAACGCCCGATGGTAGCCACAAGGCTATCTGAGGAGCTGGTCAACCTGGTGGACATCGTCGGTTACATGACAACGATAAATGACACCGAGACTGGCGACACCAAGCGGTTGATTATCGTTGATCCAGCCAGCGACAAGTACGTTGCCAAAGACCGCACGGGTCGGCTAGGCCGTTACATCGAGCCAGACTTCACGAAGATTGTCGATGGCGTAAGAGGCGACGCTGAGTACGCGTGGATTGCGCCAGCGCCGACATTAGCAAGCCGAGAGCAAATCGAAGCAGCCGCTAAACCAACCATTCCAAGCTCACGCGTCGAAATGACCGGCGCTCGGCTTGGCAAATCTGAAGCAGACAGGAAATAAAGGAGGACACATGTCACAACTACAAGAATACGTCGATTCGCAAGTCGCTACGATATCGCCGTTCAAAATCAAATCGCAAGAGCTTTTGGAGCAAGCCAAAGCTAAAGAGGTAACCGACGACGCTACCGCTAAAGAAGCAGTCGCAATCCGTAAGCTGATCACCTCGCACCGCACTGAGGTCAAGAACGCTCGGCTGGCAATTACGCGCAACTTTGACAGCGTCAAGTCACAATTCATCGACGCTGAAAAAGATGTACTCGCACCAGCTGAAGAGGCGTTGGAGAACATCGGCCAGAAGATTATGGCTTACCAGGAAGAGCAGGAGCGACTGGCAAAAGAGGAAGCGGCACGCGTTGACGCTATTTGCGCCAAGTTTGCCACCAACGCCAAATCATTACGCAGCCAGAAAGCCTGCGACGAGCGAGGCGCTGAATTGAAGCAGATATTTGCCGAGCTACCTGAAGCTGATCAGAACCATGCCGAAATCAAGCTGGCGTTCACCAAAGCCATCAACGAGCTACTGACACGTAAAGACGAATTGACGACCGCTGAGCGCGACGAAGCCGAGGCTGCGAAACTGGCAGCACAGCGTAAACGCGAACAGGAGATCGCCGAGGCTGAAGCAGCCAAAGCTGCTAAAGCACAAAAACCAGCCGTCAAATCTGGTATTAAAACCAAGACGGTATTCACGGTTACCAACCCTGAATTAGTGCCGCGCTATCTCTGCGAGCCGAGTGACAAACTAATCCGTGAAGCCATCGCCAATGGGTTACGTGAGATCCCAGGTGTTGAAATCCGCGAAGAAAAGAGTTTCTAAATATGGCAGCAATCAACACAGTAACTCTAATCGGCCGCGTCGTCCGAGACATTGAAGTCAAAACGACGAACAGCGGCAAGTCCGTAGCCTCATTCGCACTAGCGGTTGATGGCTACGGCAAAGACGCCGACGCTAGTTTCATCGATTGCGTCGCTTGGAATAAAGCGGCTGAGTTGCTAGCAGAATATGCACCGAAAGGTAAGCAGATTGGCATAACTGGACGCTTGCAAACCAGAATCTGGGAGAAAGACGATATCAAGCGTAAAGCCACTGAAGTCATCATCGACCAGTTCCAGTTTTTGAGCGACGCCAAGGGTAGCGGCAATAACGCCGCGCCAGCGACTGAGCGATACGCAGAAGACGACGCCAAAGCGACAAATGCAACGACTAATCAAGCGGCGAAACCAGTAGAGGATATCGACCTCGACACGCCGATTGATTTGAGCGAAATACCATTTTAAGGAAAGGAGAACCATGGCAGGAACGGAAGCCGGCGGCAGGAAAGCTGCCGCAACAATTCTCGCGAAAAATCCGAACTTCTATCGTGAAATCGGCAGAAAGGGTGGGTCGAGGTCAAGGGGCAGCAAAACGGGCTTTGCGCTCAATCGGGAGGCAGCTCGGATTTGCGGCCGGATCAGCAAACGTAGACCTAAACAAAATGACGAGCTGGCTGAATTTGAAAAAACCGCACCGTACGGCAGATGTAGCATGTGCAATTTGGCGCTCATTAAATCTGACGCTGAGCGAAAAGACTATCCAGACATGCACGAAAGCTGCATGTATGAGAGGTTTGGAGATTAAGGAGTCGTGACTAAAAAGCACTTCGCAAGAAACAGCGCCGCAAACGCAAGAAACTGGAGACTACGTAATGTCTCTGATGAACTGCACATTTACGGTTCGCTGGAGCGACGAGAACAATAAACCGCACTCTAAAACCTACGCTACCGAAGCTGACGCCAGAAAAGCCAAGCAATGGCTTCTGGAGCGCGGCGTTCGGGACGTAGACATTGCGGTAAGGATTAATAATAAGCCAGCTGGTGGTTTGCAGAATGATGAAAAGAAGTCTGAGTCTACGGCTGAGCAGAAAGGATTTTGGTGGGAGAAGTGATTGACGACAATCAATTCGACATATTCCAGTGGGCGAATTGGGCTGATGCTAATAAGAAAGATCTGCTCATCGACCTGTTCATTTTCAATAAAAACTTTACGCCATACGTGTTGCCACTGAAAACATCGGCCATAGAAGACCAAATGCGAACACTGTTTCTCTACGACATGATCAATTTTGTGGAGACTGGAGCAGCAGTTGGATTGTCTGTCAGGGACTACGCGACAAACGATCAAATGGAAAATGTTTTGCTATATAGCGAGCTTGAAAGTATCCAGCGTGCTGAGACACTCGTTTATTTTCTCGGAGACGATCGTATCTCTGATTTCAACGAGCAAGAACACGAGATGAAGCGTATGCACGGTATTGTAGCACGGTTTAGCGACCCAAAAGATCCAGACAAAACCTTTTACATCGCCAAACAGCTGCAGCGGTCGCAGATGCTGAGTGGAAGCCTCACATGGCAGGTCAGCGGTAGCGACTTTGGCGAGCTTAATGCCGACGCAGCATTTAAGATACCGGCCAACAATCAGGTATTGATCGCTGGCGGGAAAGTGTTTGCGTTTAATCCAAAGAAGTTCGTCAATTTGTTCAAACAAGACCCGTCAAGCGACATCGCAACAAAGCAAGTCATTGATCTTTTGATGAAAAAGTTTGCACTGAACTTGCCTGAGGGATTGTCATTCACAGAGTTGGCTGACCGCAACAAATCATTGACCGCCATGTTGATGAAGTTGGACGTTGAGCATTTGCCTTGTAAGGAAAGAGTTGTCGATTACGCCGAGGAAATGGATTTGGCGCTTATGTCAGACAATCACGACGGCATTATTATCATGGATAACCGTGACGCAATGATGTTCGTCAATATTCTGGCCGACAATTACGTCGATAGCAATCTGACTGATTCACGCTACCTCGTGACTGGCAAGAAGCGGATTGATAGCGATTCGCAGATGAATATGAATATATAAAAGCCATTGACTAATGACCTACCATATGTCGAAAAACTGGGCGAACATTAACATCAACCGCATAACTGGATAGACAATTGTAAATCAGATGGTAGAGCCGTGTTGCAACACGTACGCGACGGTGGTTCGAGTCCACCCAATTGTCTATTCAACTGGACAGATGATATGCACACTTCTCATCAACTGCGTGCTGGTTTACCACGGCACGTATAGCAAAATCGTGGAACGTTGTGAGCCTTTTTTGAGAGTAAGTTTTGGCACAGTGCAACGTGTATCGTCTGTTCAACTGGTAGCACCAACGCACCTTTAATTGTTACTTAGGGAAAAAATTGTATACCTATTTATAGCTATTCTAAACAACTATATTTTGGTGCTATCAACTGGCAACATCATCAAGACAAATTAACCATATTAGTGCTATACACCTGGTGTTGTCAACTGGCTATATAAGTGGCTCGAAAGCTTGAAGCTGAGCTTAGTGTTGCAGCTCGCGAAGTTCCGCAATTAGAGCTAGAAAAGTAACTGCTGACTTTGCAACTTGAGTAGTGAAAGATGTGACCTTACACGACGCAGCTTAGTCTTTTGACTAAACGGTGGAAGCCCTGTGGTGAAAATCCCGTAAGACAGTGCGTGCAAATCATCACCTTATATAGCCAACCAGTTATGCGGTTGAAATTAAACTAAACCACCATTTTACTTTAATTTGAAAATTGAAAGTCAAGTAAAATGTCAATTCCGTGGACATAGATAGAGGAGATGTCAATGAAACAAATCGTAGTTATAGACGAAGACAAGGGAATTAAAAATGAATTGCCAGAAGAGTATGAAAACCTCGAAGTCAATTTCGCTCGATATTACAAATATGAATTTAATTATGAATACAATGGAATACTTGTCATTGCGAGCGGTTGGTACGAAGACGTTTATAATGCCGAGTTATTGGCTAAAGAAACGGTTGGAACTATTTTCAGAGAAGCTCCTTGGCAATCATTCGTGATAATAGACAGGCGTTTTGATAGTAAAAATTCTGAGTTACCTGAGGAAAAATACCATGCTACAAACTGATCGAAAACAGGTTATAGACTACATCAAAGATAATATTGATTCATGTTTGGCTTTTGCTAATTTTGAGTTTGATTCCATCGCGAGGAACAAGGCTGACGGAACCATACTCCTATTGCCACGCATCGAGGTGACTATGAGCATAGATTTCGAGAGCCTTATTGACTACGCAAATAAAAAGAGGTTAGAGGAGCTGGACGATGACTGACATAAAACGGCGAGGCGACCCTCGCGCGCTGTCATGCAACGATGGACACGATCTGTGCTATTGCGCTGGCCGTCCAGAGTGTCACAACTGCGGCCAGCCGCTATGGGACGACTACGTTAAAGAACCGCTAGACCATAGCGACTACAACTACAACCACGCAGCATGCTGCGACCTGGTTTTAAGCCATTTTACCTACGACGACTGGGAAGTAGGCGACGATGACAAGTTGCGGATGCACGATTATGTTTTGGTTGTCTATCCAGATACGGAAACTGGTAACAAAATTAACATCGTCTGTCAGATTGTAGAGATGTGTGGCGTGGGACTACCAGCGCTTAGAGCCTTAGAGACTGGCGACAGGACAAGCATCATGGGGACATATATTACAAACTGTCGCCTTGTGCGAATTAAGAAGCCAGAGGAGAAACAATCATGGCCATAATAATCGCAGCGCTTTTCGCAATCGTAATACTAACAGTCCTAATCGTGCCAGCAATCGAAGATGAGATCGAGTATCGAGAGTGGCTAGATAAATCTAAAAATAGGAGGAAATAATGGGCAAAATCGAACTTAAAGAGTCGACATTTCGGCAGTCTTTTGACGGACTTGCTATCGGCGACAAAGTGTATTTCAACTATCGAGACGAAAGAAAAAACAATCCTGACAAGTATAGGATTGGCACTGTTATCGCCGGCGGAATGACTGAAGAGCGACATACTACATATTTATTTGGCCTCTTTGTAATACCTAGAACTCGAAAAATCACCAAGGTGCTGGTTGAAATGAAAGATGGCGAGAATATCGAACGCTTTTTGAGGAAGCCGAGTGAATGTTTCAAGGTAATTGATGGAGGCAGTAACGATGCCTAATCTCGCAAACATAGATAATCCATACGAAGACCAAGAGCAAGAGGCGTTTGTTAAATGGCTGGATGATAACGGCTATCCACGTTTCAGAGTGCCTAACGAAACATACACCAAAAGCCACAAGCAGAGAATCAAGAATAAGAAGCTCGGCGTGAGTTCTGGCGTGCCAGATTTGGCCGTAGTTGTGCCGGATGTCTGGTATGGATACGGCGACAATGTGCCTCGAGAGGATCTATCATCATATACCAATACATACGCAAATCGTTTGGTGTTCATCGAAATGAAACGCAAGAAAGGAGGTGTAACATCAACAAATCAAAAGAAGTGGATTAAAACGCTCAATGAGGCTGGCATTCAGACTGTTGTTTGCAAAGGCTGCGATGCAGCGATTGAGTTTATCGAATCAATAACTAAATAGGAGACTAAAATGTCCAAAGTCAAAATTGAAATTAAATCATGGTTCAGCGGAGATGTATTGTTTGAGTACGAATCAGACAACGCCACGATGAAAAAAGCAGTTGAGGCGGCTATTGATGGCAATGCAAACCTGAGTGGCGCTGACCTGAGTGGCGCTGACCTGAGGGACGCTGACCTGAGTGGCGCTGACCTGAGGGACGCTGACCTGAGTGGCGCTGACCTGAGTGGCGCTGCTATCTATTACTCGGATGGTAATTTTGACGTCAATTATCGTAGAGGTTATTTCTTGAGTCTCACGAACCTTGAAGAAATTGAAACGGAGATGCATCACGACGTTAAAAGCTGTCGTCGATGGTCGTTTACTTGGAAAAACGTTTTGAGAATCAAGAGCTGGAAGCTGAAGCCTGCCGCTGGATCTTTTGAAGCGATAGCTAAAAATGCTAGCGCCGCGTCAAAGGCAATTGCTGATGGCGCTAAAAAGCAGAGCAACGACGAGAAATGCGCGCAGTCTGAAACGCCAGGGGTTAAAGTTGGCGACAGGGTTGCATTTAAGCATGGCGACGAACCGATAGAGGCGCTGTGCGGCGAGGTGATTGCGATAAAAGATAGCGAAGCCGTGGTTGAAGTGAAGCAGCTGTTGGGATGTCAAGCATTCATCCTGCCGTTTGATGATCTGATCGTCATTCCGCCAAAATCACAAGAGCAATCGAACGATTGAGAGGTTTATGACCGAAGTGGAACGCTTGACTACTTGATAAAACAGTCAAAGCATTTTATAGCTAGGCGCTGGTGAGATTGAGCGGTTGGGAGGCCGCGATTGCCAGCGCCTAATCTGTATATTTCAGAAGTAGAGGAGGGATAACAAACATGGTCAAATGGCTAAAAATTAACAAACAAGATAAGACGAGGCGACGCCGTCAAGAGATCGGGCAGGTCGCCATTTATTATATTTCGAAACAGGCAATTATTATTGGCGACGAGCGAAAATGCAAGCCGTTGTCGCACTACATTCTTTTACAGTCTTGGCAAGACCGAAATAAAAAACCATACCAAAATATGCTACGCAAGTTGAGGAGTACGAAAGATCTGACTTTCATGCAAGCACAGCTCATCGCAAATAGTTACGGCGTACACATCTCAGCCGTTTCCGAACAGTCAATACCAAAAGAACTACGCGTCAATCTCTAGAATTATAATCATGAAAGATGACTTCAAATCATGTCCTAAATGCGGCCGAAAATATAAGCGACAAGACAACTACGATATTCACGTAGCTGGCTGTAATCGTACATCACCATCAACTCATGGCGGTGCTAGAAAGGGTAGTGGTGGAGTTAAAGGCAAAAAGACTCAAAAGGTTCTCGACCGCATGAAAGAGAAGCAGCGGATTTTAGACCGAATCACCAGAAACGCTGACAAGCTGTATGAAGCACAGTTCCGACTGGCGACAGGCGTGCAGCTGCTGTTCGTTATAAAGACCGACCGCAAGGGCAATCGGTTACCGGCAGAGCAAGTTACCGACCCTGAGACTATTGCGGCATTTCTTGATGGAGAGCTGGACGGTGTGGATGATGAGTACTATTTCATAGCCACGCAGAAGCCAGATAACAAAGCTATTAAGGACATGCTCGACCGAGCATTCGGCAAGCCAGTTGATCACGTTGACCTATCTGTCGATGTTCGCGAGAAGCAACCGCCAAAGATCGTCTCGACCATCAAGCCGCGCAAAACGAAAGGCGAATAGCTCATGTCGCTAGAATTAAAGCCGAAGCAGCAGAGTGTTGTCGATATTATTAACGACTGTCCCGAAGTCGATACTATTTATTTGATTGGCTCCGTAGGTACTGGCAAGACAGATATCGCGGCGAGTGTCGGCATCGATATTTGTGACACGTTTGAGAAGACCTACTGGACGGTTTTTCGCAAGAATATCAGCACTGCGAAGCGGTCGGTAATTCCGTCATACCTGACAATGCTCGATCGCAAAAACTTCAAAGAGGGCGAGGACTACACGTACAACGGCCAAGATTATGAAATTAAGTTCCCAAACGGCTCAAAGATTGGTTTTGTGGAGGCGGACGAGACGAAAGACAGGAATGGGCAGAAGATTAAAGGTATCAACGCTACCGCTAGCCATATTGACGAGGCTGACGAATTGTCACTGACGATGTTTACCACTGCCAAATCCCGCAAAGGACGCCGCAACACTAACGGACAGCCGAGCATCGCCATTATCACCCTAAACCCAAACGATGTTGAGCATATTAAAGAGGTATACATGCGCTGGAAGTATGGTGGGAATGGCAAGTATGAGCCGCTACCGCCAAATATTCGTGTGGTCGAGTTCGATTTGTCAGACTCGTGGCAAATGCAATCAGACATCGATGCTATGATGACTAATCCGACATGGTGGGTGGAGCGGTACCTCAAAAATAACTGGGAATACCAAGATGAGAGCAAGACGATATTCCGTTCGAGCATATTTGCTAAGGCGATTGTGAGCAGCTATAAGCCAGGGCGTAAGACTACCGGCTATGACGTGGCGCGTGATGGCGTTGATCGTAGCGTGGCAGCGGACTGGGAGAATCTGACACTGATTGACGGCAGCATCACGAAAGATTCAAGCGAACAGATGGAAACAGGCAAACAGGCAGAGTGGTTGATTGAGCATTCAGATAACTTCGCGATTGGCTACGAGAATATTGCGGTTGACGGTGTGGGCGTTGGTGTTGGCGTTATCGATGGCGGCAAAGACCGCGGTGCTGAGTTTGCCGTGTTTAAGTCGGGCTTTGCACCTGATCCATTTTTGACATTTGGCGACGAACCAAAGAGCCGAGAGGATGCTGAGCGTTCACAGGAGCTGATGGCATTTAATAATTTACGGTCACAGGTCGCGTACATGCTGGCGATGGGACTGGATAGCGGCAAGGTGAAAATCCTCGATAGTTTTCCATTTCTCAATGAGTTTATCAAGGAGGCACAGATGCACCACCACGAATATAAAGATAAGGTGTTCGTGTTGGAGTCTAAGGAATCAATCAAGAAGAGGCTCGGCAAATCTCCTGACATATTTGACTCTGTACTGATGGGCTTTTGGCTCCAGCTGCGGCATGAAGTGGTGATGGAGTGGGCTGGGATTATGTAATCCGTATATTTACAGTTAGAGGACTATATGAAATTGAAAGACTTTTTGCGCAGATTAAAGTTTCAAAAACCAGACAGGGATACTGTCATTGAGGCATGGATAGGACTGCTGATGTTTGTTGGCGTGCCATTTTGTATTTGGCTATATTACGGCGGCAAGGTCGCCACAGTGGTATTCGTCGGCGTACAGCTGATATTTTGGTCGGTTTATCTATACAGGAGCAATAAGTAGATGGGGATTATTAAGACAGCCATGGGATTAAGAGGTGATCGACGAGTGAGCGGCGTTGACCCTGCTTTTCAGAGATTATCAATGTTTGATCACTACCGAGCCAGCAGTTATGCGACGGCTTATCCTAATATCCGCACGATTGCTAATAAGTATATGACAGTGCGGCCGTTTGCTATCAATGGCAATGGAGAGCAGATTGATCATTGTGTTGTTGACGCACTGTATCATCCGAATAAATCCGACAGTTCAGTGGCGTTTGCTGAAAAGATAGCTGTCTCGACATTGTCTCTGCGGAAGACGTACATTTTGGTTTGGAGCAACCATGGCGGAGTAGCAAAGCCTGGTGGTGATTTTATGGGGCAGGGCGGTAGGAATATTGCTGGCTTTACGTTCCTGGAGTTCCCGCGAGTTGCGCGAGTCGGCGGCAAGACAACATACACAGTCGGCACACAGACGTTTACTGAAGATGAAGTGTTGGTATTGCCTGGTGGTGTTGATCCAAACGATCTGTATGTTGGCTATTCGCCGTCTGAAGCATCACGCCGTTGGGCGACACTTGACGACTACATTGCCGACTTCCAGGCTGGCTTTTTTGAGAACGGGGCAGTACCAGCTGGGCAGTTTATCATTACTGCACCAACACGGCAGGCGTTTCAAGAGAGCGTGGCAATGTTGCAAGACGCTCATCGCGGAGCAGGAAGCAACAACAACGTTACATACACTCACCGTCCAGTCAACATAAAGACTGGCGTTCCGTCTGGCAGTGCGGCTATTGAGTGGGTGCCATTTTCACAACCGAATAAAGATATTGATTTTGAGAACTTATTTAAGCAGGTGGATAGGCGGATCGATACGTCATTTGGTGTTTCAGCTATCATGAAGGGAGTTGACGACACTGCAACGTACGCCAACGCACAGGTGTCAAAGCAAGTGTTCGCTGAGAATGTCGTTGACCCACTGCTGTTACGTAACTACACACAGTTGACGCACGAATTGAACCGAATCACTGGCGGCATGGGCATAGCCATTACTTACGAGTTCACTATTCCACAGGTGGTCGATGAAGTCAAAGTACAGGCTGAGGCTGATGATATTCGTATCAATTCCATCTTGAAGTTGGAGGCGGCTGGATACAGCACCGAAAGTATCATTGATGCGCTGAAGCTACCTAATAATTTCAAGCTATTGCGTAAGGGTGATTATAAACCACCAGAGATTGAAAATGACAAGCCAGATGTTGATGAGGGTGATGAAGTAGCAGACGCGCCAGATCGCCGCAAGGTTGGCGACACGGGGGTTTGGGGAGAAGCGAACGGCACTAGCCCAAAAGCATCAGCCAACAATCAACCGCAGACGCTCGATGACTTTGAGCAGCTGATTTATGACGCCACCACTGAGTTTATGCAGAAACAAGTCGACCGAGCTATTGCCGAATCGCGCCAGACGGCCGAAAACAGTACTGAAGAAGACGACGAGCAGAACGAGTTTGCTGAGGCACTACTACTGATCATCGTGGCATTGATGATAGTCCAAGGTGCGATTTATTTTGAGGACGGCAAACAGTTGTTGATAGACAATGGTGTATCCACTGCCGAGCTAACAGGCTTTGTGGTGACAGCATCAACACAGGAAGCTTACCGAGGTTATCTGCTAAACGTGGCACGCTCATACGCTGACGATACGGCCGCCTCAATCCGCCGTGTGCTTGATCATGCGGCATCTCATGGCTGGGCACAGTCCGAACTGGAGGAGAAGCTGCGAGGCATTATGAAGACTGACGAATGGCGAGTGCAGAGAATGGCTCGCACTGAGATATCACGAGCCGATGCACTGTCGAGTGTTGAAGCGATGAAGCAGGTACAGAATCAGACAGGAACGCTGATTGAGAAAGCAATGGAGAGCGAAACCGGCAAGCCGTGTGAGTTTTGTGCAACGCTAATCGATAAGTGGGTGGCAGTTGATGAGCCAATCCTGAATCTGAATGAGGCAATTATTGGCAGGGACGGTGGCATATTTATCAATAATTTCGCACAGAACGACGGCTACGATGTCCACCCGAATGGACATTGCCACCCAAAGTACCGCGTTGTCAAGGCGTATCTCAATGCTGAGCGGCGAATTATCGATGACGAGATGGCTGATCTGGATTTGCGATGCGAGGAGTGCGGCCGTTACCTGAACATTAAGGGTGTGACGCAGATGATCGCACAGGTGCGTTGTAGTAATGCGAAGTGCAAGCACGTCAATAACATCAAGATCGTCAACGCTACCTCGACAGACGACCAGGTGCGTTATGAGTTCGATAAATCGTAATCTGTAGTCTTAGAAATAAGACGAGAGCAAAACGCTCAAATTGGACGGGCAAGCAGGAGTCGAAGCATTAACTTTAACAAGGAAAAAAGCATGAAGTTCTGGAAGTGGAGCAATTCCGTTTCATCGAATAATCAAGAGCTTATACTTGACGGGCCTATCGCCAGCGATACCTGGTGGGGCGACGAAGTCACACCCGACCTCTTTCGCGAAGAACTCAAGCAGCACGCGGGCGATTTGACAGTTGTCATTAACAGCCCCGGCGGCGATGTGTTCGCAGGCTTGGCAATCTATAACGCACTTGTGAATCATAACGGAAATGTCACTGTCAGGGTTGATGGTTTAGCGGCGTCGATTGCATCAGTAATTGCGATGGCGGGTGACAAGATTATCATGTCGCCAGGCTCAATGATCATGATTCACCGTCCGTCCGTTTATGCGGCTGGTACAGTGGACGACATGGAGAAAGCCAAGGATGTGCTGATGAAAATCGAGGAGGGCATCACGCCTATCTACGCTAAGCGAACAGGGCTGAGCGATGAAAAGATCGCTGAGCTGTTGGAAGCGGAAACGTGGATGCTTGCCGATAAGGCTGTCGAGCTCGGTTTTGCCGATGAGGTGTCTGAAGCACCAGAGAAGCAAAAGCAAGACGAGGGAGTACAGAATGCGATGGGTATGAACTTTGCATTCAGTATGTCGGCAGTCAAGCAGGCAGACGCCAAGCCAATGCAGAGCCTGGTTGAACAGATCAAGGCGAAAGCAGAGGCGGAGGCAGCCAAGGCGGCAGATCCAGCTGAGGAAACGACGACTGAACCTGAAACGAAAACTGACGAATCAGCGGCACCGGAAGCCGCGCCAGAGGCAGGGCCTACTGACGAAGCTGAGCAATCAGAGCCGGATGAACCAACTGATAACAATCCTGAGGAGGATACGGAAATGGATCCGAAAGATATTGCAAAGATGCAAGTTAAAGAACCAGCTGATCCAGCAGCTGTTAGCACGACTGTTGCTACAAATTATCTGGACACACCAAAGGCATTAGAAGACTTTGCTGATGTATTGGTAGCACAGGCAGGTGCTGGTGTGGCCGCTGTTCGTGAAGCGTGGATGAACAAGCTTGAGGCTAACGGCGTACAGATGGCTGTTACTGGTGCTGACAAATTATTCCCAGCCCCAGTTGTTGAGGCGGTCGAGAGTGCGTTTAAGGCTGGCGGCCCAATTTGGAACCTAGTCGATAAAACTGGACTTGACGCCTACAACACCGCTTGGGATACCAATACTGACGGTGCATTGGGACACCAGGCTGGTAAAGACAAGAAAGAGGCTACGATTGCTATCGAAAACCGCGTACTCGAAGGTCAGTACATCTACAAGTACCTCATCCTTGACAAGGAAACTATCCGCAAGAACAAGAGCACTGGCTCACTATTGCGTTACGTATTGCAAGAGTTGCCAAAGCGGATTATCGCAAGTATCGAGCGTGCGATTGTTATCGGCGACGGCTTAGAGGACAGCAGTGACGACAAGATTAAATCATTTGTGTCTGTCAAGGCTGACGCTAAGGCTGGCAACGTGTTTGCTAAAACCTACACACCGAAAGCCAAAGAGAGCCGTCGTACTTCAATTCTGAATGCGATGGACTTGATTGAATCCGAGGGTGATGTCTATATTGTCGCAAAACGCGGCTACATCACTTCGTTGAAAGACGAGCGTGGTAGCGATGGTCACATGCTGTATACGCCAGGCGTTAATATCCTAGAGGATTTGGAGTTGGCTGGTAAAATCACACCACAGTGGTTTAACGACACCAACGACGCCGACAACGATGCGTACTTGGTCGTGTTCAACAAGTACAAGGTGGTTGGCGATCAGTCAATTGAGAGCTACACCAACTTTGCGTTGAAGCAGAACAAGCATGAATACTTGCAGGAAATCTTCGCAGGTGGTGGCTTGAGCGGCATTGCGACAGCAGTGGCTATTAAACATGTAGCCTAACAGAAAGGGGCGTAAGAGATGGCAGCATTGGTAACTAAAGAAGATATCGAGGGCGTACTTTTACGCCCCCTTTCTGATACCGAAAATAAGTACTTTGAGCAGTTGTTGCAGCAGGTGACGGAGACGCTGGAGGCGTTGCTAGGTGTCAAAATGCAGGGCGAGGCAAATACGCCGCGTCGTTATGAGACAACTTGCGGTTCGCGTTTCCTGGTCGTCGATCCGTTCACTAGTCTATTGCCAGAAGTGACAACAGAAAGCGGTATGCCGCTGGTGGTCAAGTCAGTGAGTCAGGGCGACGAGCTGAACGCCAGTTGGTTCAATATCATTGAGATGGTTGATCCGCTGAGCACTGGACGGTGCATCGTCAAGGCGGCATGGGGATATGGTGAGCCGTTGCCATATGGCTTGAGAATCCTCATAGCAAGGTTATTTGACACGCTGTCAATAGCTAATCAAGGTAGTTTTTACAACAACGTAAAATCTGAGACGGTGTTGAGTCATTCAGTAACGTATGACAACACCAAGCAAGTTATCGACCAGTTCGCGGAGGCAAACGTTGATCTACTGACAAAGTTCGTAAAGCCAATCAGCAGTTGCGTGGTGTCTGGCTACACTGATACGCCACTGAGCCAGCGTGGAGTTCATCGCTATGATATTCCGCGATAGCATCACCTTGGTCGCACCTGTAGACGGTGTATACCGCCAGACGGGAGGCGAGCGGCACAGCGTGAAGTGTGTTGTCGAGCAGACAAGTGGCTTGACTCGTGGCGGTAGCTACGATGCCATGACAGGCGACGCTAGAGCATACCTGGACGGCCGAGACAGCTGGCTATCGTCAACTGGCTACTCGATCGAGGGATATTTCGCCGAGGTGACGTTGTTTGGCGTTAAGCGAGTGTACCGCGTTGCCAACGTAGCAGTCGGCAGGGCAGTTATCACCAGCGGCAAAGTGCAGCACGTTGAGATTGAGCTGGAAAGGCTCGATAGAGAGGTGTAATCATGCCGGTGGTCGACAATACAGTGGCTGTCAAACGATTCTTTCAGAATCAGGCAGCAACGGGGCTAAACGCTATGGCGAATCATACCTTGACAGTAGCTAACCTCACCGCACCGTTCAGACGTAGGGGGTCGCTCAAGTCTCGCAATGTCGAGGTGCGGCGGATTGGCAGAGACGCTATCAGATTGACATGGAAGCCAGTCTACTCGCAGTACCAAAACCGCGGCAGGCGTGCGGATGGCACTCATGTGGTGCGTAAGTACACCACAGCTGGCACTGGCAAGGGTTTCGTTGATGAAGGTGTGAGAAGCACCATGAAAGATTACAAGAGGTTTTTTAGATGAATGTAGCATTGGAGATCGCAAAAGTTGTGGCTACCACCATTGGCGGGGAGCTTGGCAAAGACGTGTTTGTCGGGCGGTTGCCAGCAAGCAAGAGTCAGGACGGCATGACGGCGGTTGCGGCTAGCGGCGGTGAATACGACGGCGGTAGTTTGGGTAATACCAAATTGACCACCGAGCTAACGATCACCGTAGTAAAAGCTGATGCGGCCGAGCTGTACGAGCTTGATAGCAAGCTGAGAACGGCGCTGAGCCAGCTGCCATACATCGACGCGAGGTTCATTCGTGTGAACGTATTTCCGATGCAAGACAGCGCCTACGAAGCCTCTGAACTACGGATGGGGGTATGGAGTGCCCAATCTGTAACATTAGTTTTGAAAGATTAAGTTTTTTAAGGAGAAAAAGCAATGGCAATTGAATATTCTGGTCTGACACACGATTTATATTTTGGTACAAAAGACGGCAAGAATTTTAAGAAAATTCTGGGAGTACACGATCTCGAACCAGACAATGACGATGACAAGGTGACGCGCGATTTTATAGACGGCACAAGCCTAAAAGTGGTCAAGAAGTTTACTTCAAGTATGAAGTTTAAAGTTACCGATATTGGTCAGGAGAACTTGAAGAATATCGTACCAGGTCATGTTTATGACAGTGGTGAGAGAATCGACAACGTAGACGGTGTTACTGTCGGCACGAATGGTGCAGTTCAAGTTGGATTAAAAAAGGGCTCTTCGACACAAGTGCCTGGTACCTTGAAACTGGTACCTAAATTAGCATCACAGGCTAAGCATACTATTTATATCTTAGATGCAGACGCAACACTCACTGACTGGTCACTGGAAGATGGCTTGACTGAGTACGAAGTTACTGTCAACGGTCAGTTTGTCGAGGGCGACCTGACATTTGCGTAACAGGGGCGACACGGTGCTAAAAACACCGTGTCAATAGGTAATTTAACAAAAAGTAATGTAGTTTTTACAACTATGGAATGGAGGATGAGATGGCGTTTAAGTTTAATAAAACTCAAAGCCAGACTAATGTGCCGCGTGTTGTCATGGCACTTGAAATGAGCGACAACGGCAACGTGAGCACCTTGAAATATGTCGTTCCGCGTCTAAGCCGTACAAAAGTGGTTGCAGCTCAATATGATGCTAGGCGTAACGTCAAGGGTGTGGGCGGTGCACAGCTACAGGCAATAGTTTCCAATTCGCTAAGTGGCGAGCTGTTTTCTAGTCTAGAACCAATTGATGGTGCGCCAGAAGTAGATAAACTCGTCGAGTTAATCGGAGACGACAACCTGGAGGCATTCATGACAGAGCTGTTTAGGCTCGCAACTGAGGATTACGCAACACTGCGCGCTGAGGGGGTTGAGGTATTGCAGTAATGGAAGACCACGAGCAGCAGTACGATCCAGAAAAGCTAGCCTTGCTGATTGAAAAACAGACCAAGGATATTTTGAAGAATCAGAAAATCACTGCTGCTGCTCTAGTTTACTACTATCAAATACCGTTTGCTGAGGCGGTAGAGATGCCATACGGAGACTCTGAATTATTAATCAAAGCAGCTCGTGTATTCAAGGCACAAGAGGCGTTACAGCAAATGGCAATAATAACCGCTGCGATTGGCGGTAAGAAAGCTAATAAGTTGATTAGTTTGTTGGAGAAGCAGGCAAAATGGTAGGGTTATTTGGCAGATTCAAGGTATTTTTCCAGACGAGACTCAAACTCGTCAATATTTTCAATGTCGGAGATGACAAGCGAACCACCAATGATTTTTTCGCCAATCGTCGTAATCCCGATGGTATTGCCATTTCGCACAAAGCCCTCTATCGTTCGATAATTGATTGTACGAGTGAGCCTGCCATTTCTGAACTTGATGGCGGTATCTGTCAGCTCAAAAGAAACGTTGCGGTATTTTCTATAGGCGAGCCAAGCGGTTACACCAAATGTAATCATGTGCAGCCAAAACCAAAAAACCAGCTTTTTTATGAGCCACTTTTTAGACAGATGATATTGTTTATTCATTTAAGAGTTCCTTTCGTCTTATACCACAATCATAGCATAGACAGGGTAATAACGTCATGAACCAAGGCGAGATTATTATCACATATCGTGTTGATTCGAGTGGTGCAATCACCGCTATGAGTAATGTCCAAAAAAAGATGCACGAGAGCGAGAGAAATCTCAACTCGACTCAATCAAAATATGGCAAGTTTTTTGACGGGCTAAATCAGGGCTTTGGTGGTGTTGCTAATACGATAAAAAAATTTGGTATCGTCGCTGCCGGTGTTATCGGTGGCGGTACATTTGGTGCAAAACAGTTTATCGACCTCGCCAGCGGCTTGCAAACAACACAAGCGCAGATGGCGTCGCTCACTGGGTCAACCGAGGCGGCCAACAAGGTTTTTGGTCAACTGTACAATCAGGTACTTGGTAAGCCAATCGCTTTTCCCGACGCCTCAAAAGCAGCCTCTACATTATTAGGCTATGGGCGCACGGCACAGCAGGTTATACCAGACATGGACACTCTGGGTAGGCTGTCTATCGTTTCTGGTGCAAATTTGCAGAATTTAGCACTGGTTTTTGGACAGGTTACGAGCCGTGGTGCGCTGTTTGGACAAGATGCTTTACAGCTGATCAACAATAATATCCCGTTGACTACCATCTTGGCCAAGAAGTTCGGTATTTCTATGGAAGAGGCTGCTGGAAGAATCAATGGTGGCAAAGTGAGTGCCGAGGAGTTTACTGCTGCCATGGCAGAATACGCACAGAGCCTAGACATCAGCAAATTCTCAAACACATTCCAAAACAGGATGATTAGTTTACAGGGCTCGATTCGGTCACTCGGATTAGAGATTATTGGCGTACGAGTGGATTCTGAAAAGGGGCTGATAGTTGACCAAAATGGACTATTTGCCAGGTTTAGTGATGGCGTCACAAAACTTACTGCTTTTTTGAAAGAAAACAAGCAAACGATTGTTGATTTTGCCAACTTCATCATAGACAATGCTGTGCCAGCCATTGTAGCGCTAGGCTCAGCGTTTGTAGCAATGAAAGTTGGTCAGTTTGCGACAACGATGGCAAAAAGCGCCATTGGTTTGCGAGGTTTCATCGGCGCTTTAAAGAGCGGACAGTCGACCATGGCGGCGTTCAATGCGGTAGCCGGGCTAAATCCATTTACAATCATAGCCGTGGCAATTGCTGCAGTTGTCGGCGCACTGGTATTTTTGCAGGTAAAGTTCAATATCTTTGGCCAAGCATGGAATGCCATCACGGCAGTGTGGGGCGCTGCAGCTGGTTGGTTTGGTGGCGTGTTTGAGGCTATCGGGCAGGTGATTAGCGGGTTTGTCAGCGGCGTTGTTGGATTTTTTGGCGGCATCTGGACCGGCATCACTACAGTATTTAATAATGTCGTCGCGTTTTTGCAGCAGTGGGGCTTGACGATATTGGCAGTGATATTCGCGCCAGTGGCGCTGATCATCGGGCTGTTCTTTACGTTTAAGGATCAAATATTTGCCGTGTTCCAAGCCGTCTGGGATTTCATCGTAGCGACGTTCACCCCAGTGGTGCAGTTCTTCGGCGGAATATTTACTGGCGCCTGGAATCTTATTGCGGGCGTATGGGGAGCGGCTGTCGGATGGTTCGGCAGTATATGGGGCGGTATAGTCGGCGTGTTTAGCGTCGTAGCTGGTTGGTTTGGTGGAGTATTCAGAGGAGCTTGGAATGCTATAGTTAGTATATTTGGCGGACTGGCGGGATGGTTCCGTGGCATCTGGAATGGAATCGTGGGCATCTTCGGTAGTGTCGGCGTATCTATCGGTAACGCTATCGGCGGAGCATTTAGGGGAGCTATTAATGGCGTACTACGCTTTGTTTCTGGCATGATAAACGGCTTCATCAACTCAATTAACTGGGCCATCGGTATTATCAATGCTATTCCAGGCGTGAATATTCCAAAGTTAGGCACTATCAATATTCCGCAACTTGCAGAGGGCGGCATCGCCACAAAAGCAACCCTAGCCATGATTGGTGAGGGTAGCGAACCAGAGGCCGTCATTCCACTGAGTAAGCTGAGCCAGTTCCTGAAGAACTCTATGGACGAGAGAGGTGCTGGCAAGTCAAGCGGCGACATGCCGCAAATCAACCAAACCGTCAACCTGACAAACGGCATCGATGTCGATCAATATAACCGCAGCCTGGTGCAACAGATGAGGAGGGGCTACTGATGAGAACCTATGACGTGCAAATTACCAATATGCGCACTAATGAAAGTGTGTTTCTGGCGGGCAGTAAACAAGGGCTATCACACCTAACACCGCCACTGAAAGGCTTTGGTGACCCCGATGTTCGCAACAGCCAGTATGTGTTTTCTGGTGCCGACGGCGGTAGTGTAGATGAGCAGTTCTATGGCGTGCGGCAAATACCATTGAGCTTTTTCGTGGTAGTAGAGCATGACGGAAAACTGGCCGAGATGCATGCTGAGATGGCAAAAATTGCTAGAACGATTAAAATCCGCGATAAGTTGCGAGTGCAGCTGTTCACGCCAACCGGACGCGTCTACCAGACCATCGCCAAGCTGACGCAGCCTCTTGATCCAAAGATTGAGTGGCCGCTCATTGCCGACTACGACATCGAGCTGGTTGCTGGCGACCCGCGAATGTACGACTATACTGACGGTGCAGCACAGAGAGTTACGCTCGAGCGACCGCGTGACGGTGGTTTATTGTGGAGCCCTACGGGATTGCTTTGGGAGCGTGACGGCTTGCACTGGGTAGCTGGCGGAGGAGTGAACCACGCTATCAACGATGGCAACACGTACGTCTGGCCAACAATAACGATCACCGGCAAAGTCACCAACCCAACGGTATCCAACCAGACAACTGGCGAGATTTTAGCACTGAATATCAGCACAACAGATAGTGACACAATCGTATTTGATACATACAACCGAGAAGTGACGCTAAATGGGGTAGGCATCGATAATAACCTCACTAGCAGCCAATACTGGCGTCTGGTGCCAGGGCTAAATGAGCTGATTTTCAACACATCGAACAGTGCTGATACTGGCACGGCTATCGTTGAGTGGTACAACGGCTACACGGGAGTGGCGTAATGGACGAGTATGTACCACCACGCTACACCATTGAGCTATGGCACCGCGGAAAGACCAAGGTGGCAGATATTACGAGGCTTTGCCAAGATATCGACTGGAGCATGACTCGCAACGGCGTTGAGTCGCTAGATTTTAATATGTCGATGCCAGACTGGGAGGAGAAGTGCCGGCGGATTAGCGAAGACCCAAACACAATTCTAAAGCCGTGGGTGAGCGACATCAGAGTAAAACGCAATGGCGAATATTTATTTGGTGCGGTGGTAGTAGAGGCAAACCGTAATCTGAATACTGACAATGCAAGGGTGCTGGTGCAGTGCGACGGCTACTTGAATCTGATTGACGCACGATACTTAAACGGTCGCTGGAAAGGTATTGAGGCGACGGATATCGCCTGGGGTATTATCCAGGAGGTGCAGAATCGGCCTAACGGAGATGTCGGTATTACCAGAGGTAGCAGGCAGTACCGCACCGGCATACGACGCGACAGAATGGACGACTGGGAGGATATCAACGCCAAAGATGCGCTGGTGTCGCTAACGAACTTGCAGGACGGCAAATTTGACTTCCGTTTCACCTACGACCGCAAGTTCGAGACGTTTCAGACACTGGGCAACGAACGGCCAGATGTAGTGGTACATTATCCTGATGACGGCTTGGGAATTGGCGCGATTCGTATGGAGCTGCCGCAATCTGGAGCAAACCTGTACAACAACATCATAGGCAAGGCCTCTGGCATGGGCGAGGAGACAATTCGCTATAGCGCCGAGGACGTGCTGAGTCAGCAGGAGTTTATCTTGCGTGAAAAAGTACAGCTATACAATAGCATCAAGAACCTATCGACGTTGGCGGGGCACTGCGAGGCTGACGTGGCGGTAATGAGTCGACTGGTCGATTTGCCGCGCGTCACAGTGCGCGGGACGCAGTTTGACTTGAACAGCATCGGCGTGGGCGACCGTATCGTAGTTGAGCAAAATAAGTATTCATCTTGCCCACTGAGCGGTTATTACCGAATCGAGCAGCTATCAGTGAAAGTCGATGAGAACATGAGCGAGGAAATAACCTTAACGCTGGATAATTACGACTTATGAGCGGACGATTAAATCTAGTGGAGGAACGGCGAGCCATCGGTAAGTTGCGAGCATTGTTGCGTGCCTCTGAGCAAATGAAAGCGACGCAGCGTACCAGTAATAACTCTGGCATTATTTATTACGAAACGAAAAGTGCACAGGAATACGACGCAATGATACCTGTCGCATATGACCCCGTTTTTCTTGGTGGCAGAATAGTCAAAATTGAAACGACTTTCACCGCACGCAAACAACAGTGGCCGTATGTGCTGTTTTTGCCGCAGTTTTACGTCGGTGACAATCCTGACACGTTGGCGGGTGCACAAATAATTGGTGGCAGCATTATTGATCAGAGCACGCCAGACATCAATAAATTAGAGGTGCCATATCAGCTGGCGTTTAGCGCCAGCGCCACTATCGACAATCCGCCGCAGGGCCAGACGAAATATGTGTACGCCAAGTGTGTTTTTTTGGGGACAGACAAGGGGTCGTTCAGTATGAAAGCGAGCCTGCTATGAATCGACTGAGTATGTTGCCTGAAAACCAACTGGCAGACATTTTAATGTCGCTCGATCGCAATATTCGCGACCTAAAAACCGGCCAGGTGATGGCATCAAGCGGGCTGGTGTTTTATGAGAGTGCCAGTAGCGACGAGTGGGATTTTAATCAGGTGGCTAACGTGGTTGGCGGACAGCAGCAAGCCTCTGGCGTGCCATTTATCATTACAGCGACGGCAAGAAAGGATAAGACGTTCTTGTTGGCTGATTTGATTATTGACAAGATGTTGATAAACAGTGCAGCACCGACGCGTATTGACATAATACCAATATCGAGCGACGTGCGGCATGTTCGCAAGTGGTTTGCATATGCGTACGTACGAAAGGGACTGAGCAGCGTGCTGGCGCAGATGAAGTGTGTCGTGGTGGCAAATACTAGTGTCGATTTGACAGTCGAAAGTAGGATGTTATGAGGATTCAAGAGATAGACGGCGAGACGATGGCGCGAATCATTACGCGGTGCGAGCGTGAAATTACCGAGATGAAAGCCATGCAGCGTGTTGGTGCTGACGGCGTGCAGGTATTTCGTATCAAGTTAGAAGCGGCGATCGACAAGCGTGACGCAACGTTTCTGAGGCGGTTCAAAATCGTATTTACGCCGAAAGCCAGCACGTATCAGTCGGGCATGGTTTTTAAGCTGATGATCGGCAGGCGCAACAGTCATGGGTCGGGATTAGAGGACGTTACTCGCTATTTCCAGCGCCGGCGAAGCAATGGCAGTGTACAGACGTGGCTAAATATATCAGATTTTTTAGTCGACCTCGGCAGCAACACGTTCAAAATCTACGCGTTCGCTACGTCTGACGGTGAGCTGAGGGTTGAATATGTCTAATCTGTAATGTGGTAAGTGAGAATGAACGATAAACGAGACAAGGAATCGATGAATCAAACACCCAAAACGGTGCGGGAATTGGGCATCATGATGACTGCGCGCGACGACGTACTGAACGAAAGGCTGAGTTCAATAAACGATAATGTGTCGCGGCTGGCGGAGTCGGTCAAACAGCTAGCTGAATCGAAAGCCGATGCCGAGGAGCTTAAAGCTCTGATAGCCCGCGTGGAACTGATGCAAGGCAATTATCTGTCCAAGAGCGAAGCCAAGATTGGTGCTGGCGTAATGACGGCGGTAATTACCGTGATTGGCTTTATGGTCGATTTAATTGTGAGAGTTGTGAATAAACCGTAATGATTAATTTAATAGGAGGTCAAAACCGATGAAAGGCATCGACATATCAAGCTGGCAGGCTGGCTTGGACGCCGGTAAAATCCCGGCAGATTTCGTAATAGTAAAAGCAACCGAGGGAACTGACTACGTCAACCCAAATTGCGACGAGCATTATCAGCAGGCGGCCGCAGCCGGCAAAAAGCTCGGTGTTTATCACTTTGCGAGAAATGGCAGCAATGACGCGATCGCTGAAGCTGACTTTTTCGTCGACAATATCCAAGGCTACATTAAGCATGCCATGCTTATTCTTGACTGGGAAGACGGCGGCAACGTCGGTGATGTAGCGTGGGCAAAACGCTGGCTCGACCGCGTGCAGGAACGCACAGGCGTGAAGCCGCTTATCTATATGTCGGAGAGCGTGGTAAACAGCCACGATTGGAGTAGCGTCGCTGGCGCTGACTATGGCCTCTGGGTGGCGAAGTATCGCGACATGGCCGTCGACTTCAACTACGATATGAGCCAGGCCGGCACGCCGCCAAGCGTTAAGTATTGGGACGGCTACGCAATGTGGCAATGGACATCGAGCGGCCGACTTGACGGCTGGGGCGGAAACCTCGACTGTAACGAATTTTATGGCGATGCTGAAGCGTGGGATAAGTACGCAGGCGGAGCGCCAGCACCGGCCGGACACAGCGGGCAAATTGCTAACCCACAACCAGCACCAGAGCCGCAGCCGACATACACAGTTCAGCCAAACGATACGCTGAGTGAGATCGCCGAAAAATATGGCGTAGATTATCACTACTTAGCAGCCATCAACGGCATTCAGAATCCAAACCTGATTTATGCAGGCCAAGTATTGCGAGTGCCAGGCGGAAGCGCGCCGGCCGAACGAACCGTGACGGTTCAGTGGGGCGACAACCTCAGCACTATCGCGGCCGCACACGGCACGGATTGGCAGACGCTAGCCCGAATCAACAACCTACCAAACCCAGACCTGATACACCCAGGCGACGTTTTGAGGCTGCCATAATGGAACCGGACTTGTCGAAAATCACGATCACGAAGTCGAGCCTGTACTTCCGCGAGTGCAAAGCTTGCGGCTGCGTAACGCTGCACATTGGCAAGACCACGCCAGAGATGCCAGCAGGCTCGACATACAACGATTGTCTGCAATGCCTAGTGGACGCGCACAACGTCCCAGGCTTGAGCAGATGGCACGACCCGAAAACGGGCGAGCCGCTGAAAGATCCGCGAGGAGCTGTTATTTCAGGAAGAGTAGACACTAAAATTCAAAACACCGAAAACTGTCTGCTAAAGAGCGGCTCCAGCAGCAGTTTTGGATTAATGTAAGGAGAGAATAGCATGAAATCACTAGAAGCACTGAAAAATATCAACTACAAAGATGTTGCTGCTCGAGCGTTATGGACGTTTCTACAAACGTTTATCGCAACATTCTTATTAGCAGGCGTAAACCTAGTAAATTTGTTGTTTGCGGCAAGTTGGCGCGAGTTGTGGGCACTGGCACTAGCGACTACGCTATCTGCGATTGCTGCTGGACTGTCGGCCGCTAAGACGATAGTCATTGAGTTAGTGCGTCAGATGCAGCAGGCCGTTGAGTAGTTCGGTATTTCCGAACAACTGAAAACCGCCTCGATAAGCTCCGAGGCGGTTTTTGAACTAGAAAGGATTTCTTTATAATTTAGACTGCGCCAATTGCCATCCAGCTAAAGTAATATGAGCCTCTCAACATGGCGCCATCAAAGCGACGACATCTCGCCGCAAATGATGAGTTTGTAATGTTAACCGCCCCAATTGACGCGCCAGCCCACGACGGATTTGGTGCGTCTGTCCACGGATCGCTAGCGTTGCCGTAGCCGTTATAGGTGCAAATAACAGTCGGTACCGTTTCACTCTTAAATATCTTCGGAAACGCAACGGTTGTCGTAGCCTCTATTGTGTCGGTTGGAGCTACTACTCTTGCTCGACCATACTGAAAAATGACAGGCTCAACTGGCTGGTTAGTACTGTCTCGTTTCGCCTGAATGAGGTCTGACCATTTTAAGTGTCGTGGTAGGACTATACTATAATAGAAATATGTTTATGATACTAAAACGAATCGTTATTCGCTTGTATAAAGAATATCGCTATATTTTCTACGGCAAATAACGTCAATATCGCCTAATCTGTACATTTATAATCAGGAGGATTCATATGGAAAACACTGAAAAAGTACAGAATTATAAGGGCGGCGAGATCCGCCGAACAGTTGACGGCTATTATATTTTCGTCAAAGGCGATGCGCACAGCGGGCCGTACGTGAGTATTTCGGCAGCTAAAGGCACGGTCGATACCACCGAGACTGAGGCTGAAAGCGAACCAACAGAGCCAGAGACACCAGCAGTAGAGTCTGCCGACGAGATTGTCGAGCCAGAAGTTGAAAATACCAATGATGAAGCTGAGGCTGAGGCGGTCGATACCACCGAGACTGAGGCTGAAAGTGCTGACGAAAAATAACTATGGCGCTAGGTTTTCCTAATAGCAACGGTGGCCGCACCACTGATAGCGCACTATTCCACGCGCTCGGCAATGCTTTTGTCGGCTCGTGGATTAGCGGCTTTAGAGTGCGTCAAGCCAGCCCTGTCGGTATGAATGTGCTGATCGGCGGCGAGAATGGTATACCTGATGACTTACTGGTGCGTGACGCTATGTCAGCGACATTCCCGGTGAGTAATTTAAGCACGCAGCCTGTTCAGGCGAGCGTTACCACGGCAAACAGCGCTAATCCGCGAATTGACGCGGTGGTGATCTACATCGACACAAACGTGGCTGCGTCGCAAGCCGTCGCTAACAACGAGAATCGCACAAAGGCCGTTGTCGTTCCAGGTACGCCAGCAACCAACCCAAGTGCACCTACACCATCTCAGATCAAGGCGAAGATTGGTGCGTCTAATCCATATGAAGTCATCGCTGAGATACGCGTAAACGCTGGCACGACGACGATTCTCGACTCTGTCATCACTGATAGGCGTAATCCAGCCACACTGGCTGACGGGCGGATTAACAGGGCTGAAATGTTCAAAAACGGCGTGATTGGCTCTGACGCACTTGGCAATGATATAGTCCTACCACGACATCTCAACTCGCCATCTCTGTTAGCGTTCAGTGCTGACGGTGTCAGCCAGAGCGTTACTGGCAATATCTTAGTGCAAACTGGCTGGGTGCAATTCTGGGGAAATAGCACGAAAAGACAGCCAGTGCCTGTTGTTTTTCCGAAACAATTCAAGCAGGTGTTTTCAATGTCGCCGACATTGATTGGCTATAAAACGGGCAGTAAAGCTACCAGTATTAGCGATTTTAACCAAGTGATCGGAAGTGGCTTGAATATTGAGTCTGGCGTTATTACGAACACCGGTACGACACTCAACGTTTCAACAACTGGCATATTTGGTGGGGCTTGGCATGGGATTTCATGGGTGGCAATTGGAATTGTTTAGGCTTTTTTCACATATTGTATGGTGACAAATGAGGTCTTATATCCAGACTGATCAGCGTAGGTTTGAATGTTGACATTATTATTGTCGACATAAACCGTCACCGTGTAAGCTTGTTGATCAGCAGCGTGAGGTAAGTTGATAGTTGCGCCAATACTGTATTCTTTCGCAATACCACGAATATTGATAACCATATCTAGTTTTTCAATGCCATGCGGTTTCGTTGTTTTACCAGCAACTTTTAAGCCGCCCATTGAAAACGTCTTCTGGTAAATAGTGCGCCCATCAATCCATCTCATACCGCTATCAACTTCTGAGGTACTGCGGTCACCACGAGCAGACGACGATAAGTGTCGTGGTAGGACTATACTGTGTAATATTGCGAGTTTTCCACAGGTTTAACGGGGGTGATGAAAAATATCTAAAAAAGTCCATAAAATGCATGCAAAATGCTTGCATTATGCATGCATGTTTGCTATAATTAAGACAGTCAAGCGAGGCACATTAACAATCAGGAGCACACAATGATAGAACAAATCACAATCAAAGCTTTTATCGGAAGCGACAATAAGACTAAAAAACTTGAGGTCGACAAGATAATATCAATCGTAAACGCTAATTACGAAGCCTTCACTCTCGACTATCCAGTCATCGGATACTGGAGAGGTGAGGCAGAGGAAACGGCAGTACTCTATTTATCAGACGAACGCCAAAAGGTGATGAACACGCTCAGCGAATTAAAGGAGGTGTTAGACCAAGAGGCAATCGCCTACCAGATAGAGAATGATTTACAACTAATATAAAACTAAAGCCTCGCTTGGCTCTAGGGTGCTCTAAACAGAAAGGGGGCAGGAATGCCAAAGATAAATCGTATCACCAAGCAAAATGGTACTATCACTAAAACACAGGTGGATGCACCGACGCCAATCTACAACGTGCGGATCAAGCAAGAGGTGTATGAGCGGCTGGTTGTGCTAGCGGCAGAGAACGGCCGCAGTGTAACTGGCGAAATCAATCACCGGCTTGAGCAGTCGCTTGAAAAGTAGTATGATAGCTGGGCAGTTGTTGTGATTTGCAGCTGTCATTGTGGGGCACTCCGTTTTCGGGGTGCCTTTTCTGTTGACAAAGCAAAATCAGTTTGCTAGAATGACTAGTGAACGTACAGGATTTTCAGCCCGCCCAGATGTAAATCAGGGTGGGCTGTCTGTATCTGGCCTCAAAAAATTGTTATCAATTTTAGAGGCTATTTTTGTTTGTCAAGAGCAAAATGGCATTTTGAGGGTAAAATGGGGAATATAACCATAGACGAGCGACGAGTTCAGAAAATGCAGCAGCGATTAGGTAAGGCGACAAAGCTAATCACCGATGATAATTACTTGCCGATGTTCCGAAATCGGCAGATCAATTATGCGAGAGAGTTCGATTATTCGATTAAATTGGCGAAACGAAAACGCAACCCACGCAAGTACTTCGCGTTTATTTGGTCGAGTGCGAATCTGGCGAAAACGGTGGATTGGCTGCGCAAACTGATCGCACAGGCGAAGGCCAGGGCAGCAGAGGAACGCCACAAGCAGAAAATGCAAGAGCAGGCAGCATTGCCACTAAATATCGCTGGATTAGAGAAGCTAGCGCAGATGAAGCACAGCTACAACCTGATAACGTAGCAATCACTGCTGACATTTTGACGTCGCTCACGTAGCGGCTTGTTTGCGTTTGCCTGTATGCAAATATTATGCAATAATCCTAGATATATGCGAGTATTTGGGAGTTTTGCGTAATGAAAGCGGCCGTCTGGCCGTATTTTTTATTCAGATTAGCGCAAATCCGCCCGCCACCGCCCATTTTTGATAACAGAATTATCAGAAAATTAAATGTGAGGGTTCTATATACAATTGAGTTTTTAAGGTTCGTTATAAGCAATTCTATATAGAGCTAATATTAAAGTGGAGTTTGAAAAAATGAGTAAAAATACAACAGTACTGATCAAGCACGCCTTTGACGAGTACCTGGAATACTGCGAGTTTACTAGACGGATGAGTCAGCAGACATTGAGCGCTAAACGCTGGGTTATGAGGGATTTTCGGGCCAACGTGCCGGCTAAAACGCTAGGAGAGATCACAACACAGCAGGTGAACGATTGGATAGCCGCTCAGGCACGACGCGGACTAAACAGTCGGACTATAAACACGCGAATTTGTCACGTGGTAGCAATGTTTCGCTATTTTAGAGACATGGGCGTGGAGATGCCTGAATTAAAGATTCGCCACATCGTCAAACAGAAAGAGACTGAGCCAATTCGCCGCGTTTTCTACACGAGAGAACAGATCGAGCAGGTGTTGGGGTATTGCAATCAGATTCAGTGGCTGTTAGTTAAATTGTCGTTTGACTGTGGCTTACGGATCACTGAGCTGCGGAACTTAAGACTAATGAATATCAGCGACAGGATGATTGTGTTTGTAGGCAAGGGTGGCAAGCGGCGTGAGGTACACATGAGCCGAGAAGCACGCGAACGACTAACGCAGTGGATTGTTAGCCGGCGTATTGACGATTATTTATGGCAGAAGCCAAACGGTACGCTTCTCAGCGTCGAGGAGTTGCGGCATTTAATGCGGCAACCGTTTTATTTGGCGGGTTTTCGCAATTTTCACCCACATTCGCTCAGACATTCGTTCGCAACGGACATTCAGCGAAACGGAGCGACGCTAATGGAATCGCAGGAAATGCTCGGTCATTCAAACGCGGTAATCACGCAGCGATATTTGCATGGATTGGACGGCCAAATGGCAGCATGCTTTGAAAGATTGAAGTTTGGCGGCGTGGCATAA